ATGTTTGAACATGAATCAACAAATGGTAAAAACTACGAGATAGCGTATGAAGTTACTTTGGTAGCAGAGTTCCATTCAATTCCTTTACCAGCTTGGGTCACCGCAGTACCAGCGGATGCCTTTTTGACTATGCTGCTAATTGATAAACGCCGCGGGTTACATGATCAAAATAATCTGATTGTTGCAAAGTCTGGCGAATCTTAGCTTGCCAATTACGATTATTGTTAGCCTTACGACAACCATCGAGTAGTTGATAAATAGCGTTTAAATCTGTAGCTCCGCCTAGAGTTTCAAGCGCTACTTTTACGAGGCGCGCCCAGGTCACACGGAAAAGTTGACAGAGAATCAATAAAAAAGCCGATATATCAACGATTTATCGTATCAATATCGGCTATTCTGTATATAAAATGCGGCCAAGAAGATTTCATAGTAAAACGTCTAAACCCTTTGATACCACTGTGTTTAGGTCCTATTAAATTTTCTCAGTATCGCTTTTAGTATCGCTCTTGTGAGGGGCCAAGTTTACATAGCTTAAAATAATTAGATTCAAAACACAAAAATTCCCGTACCAGTCAACAAAGACCAGTGCGGGAATCTAGTGTTTATTCGAATGTGCCAAGCGCCCGACCGGTGGCAAGTTCTCGGCAAGCAACATAATAAATTAGCTTGCTGTTGTATCGATAAGCGATATAGATGTAGCCGGCTTGCGGATTACTTACATAGCCAAAATACTTAACAGATTCACCTTTGTAGTAATACTTACCAGTTGATTCTAGGCCAGGATATTTGAAAATACTAAGTTTTTGGTTTGGTCTAAACGTCCCAACTTCATTGGTTATTGTCCACACACCATCTTTGGTTGTTGCCTTTTGAACAATCGATTTGTTTGTGACCATTTTAGTAGCCTTAGCGTACTTATCCCAAGCCGATTTGTCTCCATAGAATACATCGAAATCAAGATCACCTGACCAACCAGGTAACCGTCCAGTACTAGTATATTGGAACATTACCGCTGTCTTCCAGTTCTTCAAGCTACCATATAAGTCTCGTGGTTGATAGCCATTCACAACGTTGTAGTTGTTATACTGAGCAATCCATAACCCATAGTTGGCCTTGACCACGGATGACCAATCTAATGAGTTCTCACAACTAATCCCCGTATAAAGCACTGGTCGGACACCAGTTTGTTGATAAACGTAATCTAACCATTGCTTCGCTAAGCCGACGCCTGTTTGGTTCTGAATGGTTGAACCTGTCGTGTTTTCAAAATCAAGAACCAGCATTGCTTTACCAATATATGGCTTAACAACCGTTAAGAAATAATCAGCCTGCTGCTTAATATCCGAGTCGTTTCGAATAAAGTGGTACACGCCTAGCTTCTTGCCTGCTGACAAAGTCTGCTTTGCGTGTCCATTAAATTCTGGATTAGTATAATCAATACCCTCGGTTGATTTCACCAACACAAAGTCGCCTGCAGCTTCGCCTACATTCATACCAGCCTGATAACTGGCTACATCAAATCCATTTAAGCTCATTATTTTGCACCTCCATTAAACATGGTGGCAAGCGATTTAGCTAGCTCATTACCACCGACGCTGACGGCACCAGCAATTACACCATCAACCAAACCAGCTACCCATTTGATATCGCCATTGGCAATGCCAATAAAAATACCAATCACTGCACCAACGCCGAGGGCAATAATTGGTAAATATTTGTTGCTGAATTGAGTTTGTTTAATCGCCCAAACAACTAAATATGTTACTACGGCGATTGCCGCAATCGTGGTACCGTTAATAAATTGAATTAATTCCATCATTATTTATCACGCTTTCTATAATAGTCAATTATTTCTTGCTTCTCATTATTTTCCCTTTTTAAAGCCTCATTTTCCTTTTTTAACTTGGTTTCAGAATCGCTGCTAGCGGCCTTGTTACTGTTCCACATCGTTAAGACCGCAACGAAAATTGAACCCGCTGTGGTAATTAAGGCCACGATAACAGCATCGCTCACCCCTAATCATCCCCAATTACAATTTCAAAAATGGTTGATCCTAAAACAAACATGGCATACATACTTTCAAAACTTACATAACGTTGCATTTCAAAATCATGAACGCTAAACGCTATCATGAAAAATAACCAGACAAAAGTAAGTGATCCAGTCATTAATGGCTTGTAATAATGTGTACGCAAGTTCCACAAAGAATACACCAGAGCGAGCGTTCCAACCACCGCCAGCATAAAAATCATAGGTGGATCATCCAACACATCAAGCAACGTTGGCTGTGGTGGCTCAAATGCAAAGGTATTATGCTTAATAATAAAGTAAATTCCTAAGCCATATGTTTCCATCGCTTTCCAGAACCAAAATCTATTTTTTGCTAAATGTTTTAGCATAACATCACGCTTTCGTTGATGATGTCGGAAATTCTTGAGTAAGAATAGTTTTAACTGCAGATTTTACATCTTCATAACCGATTGATCCGATAGTTTTATCTTTGAAATCAGACTGGTCGAAAGTTGAGCTTAATGAAATATAGTTGCCGTTATTGCTTATGTCCGAGTACGCCGTCAGACGAACAGGCGCATCGTTCTGGACGAAGAACTGGTAGTTTGAGTAGGCTAAAGTTGGCATCAATTTTGGTAACTTCTTAATAGCTAAAGCGGATAGTTGTTTCTTGGAAAGGTCATCAAACGTTGTTCCAGCTTCTAAATCATCAGCCACAATTGTCAAATTTGCGCTAAATTCTAGTTTGTCGGTCTTACCATGAAGGCCAACTACCACGCTGTCAGTATTTCCGGTTGATGTTTCCATTTGATATTGGATACTTTGATTAATAATTTGCATATTATTGTTCCTCCTTAGAATCTTTTGCAAACGCCTGTTCTAATTGGTCATAAACTCGCTCGTACACAATCGCATCTTCCTTATCCAGTTCATAAGGATAGTCGTCCAATGACGCCTTCAGTCCTTTGAATCGAGCAGAGTACTCACTGAAATCAATATTTGCAAGGTCGTCTGATAACTCGTTCATTTCAGAGTTAAGATCAGCCTCAGGACCTTTTCCAAGTTTCGAAGGATCCTTTTCGTCAGCTAGTTCTGGTTTTGGAATTAATTTTTCACTACCATCGTCTAGTGTCTTTAAATTACCCTCTTTATCAGCTTCAAAGTATTTTTGCTGAATTTCTACTCGATCAGCAATGTATTCTTCTTGCTTACTGGCAAGTTTACGAATAAGAGCACTACGTCCTAAGCTTGCCTTACCTTTTAATTTGAATTGCCCCAGTGTGTTAGCAATGCCTGCAAGTTCACGATTCTTAAAACTAATAGTTGTTTTCATAATAAATTACTCCTTCTTTACAAATGATAAGTTGTATAAACTGCAATGGTGCCGTTTGAACGTATTTTTGTAGGGACGATTAATTTTTGACCATTAAGTGCTCCTAGCACCTTAGAGGCATTAATAATGCCACCATTTCTAACTAAATAGGTTTCGTGGCTTCCGAATAACCATCCAGCTTTTAGATTGCTTGACCCAAAGAATGGGTATTTGATTCCATTCATACCAATCCATGCAAACTTCATTAGTTGGTATGCATCTTTAACGTCGATGCCACCACCGTCAAATCTTAAATTTTTGTGTAACATAACATTGTCATTGAACCAGAATCCACCCCATGGCATACCAAAGTCACGGGCTGAACTATTACGGGTCCAGCCAAATTTTATACCATAGTTACCATTCGGATCACCTTCATTTTGGGCACCCCAGGACATGAACTTACCATCAGAGTTAAGGTCAAAGTCCAGGCCCCAGTCGTTGGGATGTTGAACCGAATTGTTAGTGTGAATTTTACCAATAGCCTTACCGCTTCTATCCGTAGTGTACAATCCATCAGTACCAATCTTAAGTGTCTGCAAGGTTGAGTTCATCGCAATAAGCATCGACCCTGCTATCAATTTATCAGCAGTAATGGAGTGAGCAACGATATTTGAGCCATTAAGGTTATACACATTGATCTTAGCAGCGTTAATAGAGCCAGCGGTTAGCTTGTTAGCACTTAAGTTAGCAATCATGGCGTCCTTAATAACTGCGTTATCAATATAGGTATCAGCTGTGATACGCAATTTGTTACCATATATTGAAGTTCCTTCAGGAGAAACGTTAATTGCATTAATAACCCCGTCTTTGGAAACCTTAAAATTGATATTGTCGGAAGTTACCTGGATCTCACCACTTGATACTCTTGTATACGGCGTGGCTATACTTCCTCGCTCTAATTTAAATTCTGCGAAATATGCGCCAGCGCTATGACCATTGGTAGAACCTTGATTATCTAATCGAACATACGCCTGCGTCTCAGTCGGTCCTGTTTTGAAAGTAGCCGTGTACTTGTTTATCCCACTAGGAGACATTTTAAGATTTTCAAATACTGCGTGGACAAAGTCATAGTCTTTGGTTGAAGTATAACTCCTACCAAGTACATACACAGTAGTTCCAGCTACGTTACTCGACGCAAATCCCCAGAAACTAAAGGTGTAAGTCGTATTAGGGATGAGTGTAAACTTTGACGACCCTGCAGGGGCTGTATTATTTTGACTGGTGGCTAAGTACAAAGTTGCATCCACCGCATTATGATAGAAGTTGTGATGAGCCAAGCTCAAAGTCTTATCTGAAGCGCCCCATGCAAATAGGTTCCACCCAGTTGTATCTGACCAGTACCCTGAATATGGGAGAATGTTATCATTAGTAACATCACCTTTAGTCACCCTAGCGAGTATGGCATTATCAATCTGAGTCATTTTTGACTGATAAGTGTTGTTGTCAACCTTTCCACGTACGGTTGTTTGAATGGAATCCACAGTTTGAGAGATGCTAGAAACAGCTGTGACTGTCGCATTGTCTAACGGACTAGGACACCAATCAGTAGCCACACTACCTTTTTCCAACTTAAACCCATAGACGTAAGCTTCTACTGTATTTTGATCAGTGTTCCGAGGTGAATAGTCTTGCCTAAGCAAGAAATTCTTACCTCCCGATAGGTTGGAAACAGTAGTGAAAGTTACGGTATATAACTTATAATCGCTTGTAAGTTTTATTAAAGTAAAAGTATCTGTATGCTCACCCTCTGATACACCTGGGTAGCAATAGAAGATAAATGTTCCTGTACCCTTAGCATAGAAACTAGCAGTATATGTTGTAGAAGGTTGCAACAATCTGTCATTAAGTTGTTGGTTGGCAATGTCATTAGCTGATGAAGTTAGTGTGGTCTTAGGATAATGCAACACGGCCGGGTTTTGACTAGTATCTACAGTACCCCCTAAAGACCAGTTAGCACTTAGATCACCAGTATTCGTTAACAGATTAGTTCCCACAGCGCTATCTGTCACCTGTTGTTGAACCGTCAGTAAAGTGCTATTAAATTTCGTAGCACTTGCCTGTAACTGACTAATATTATGCTGGTTTGTTTGATTGTCAGAACTTAGCGAATCAAAGTTAGCACTCAAAGACTTGCTAGTTGCTTGAAGTGTGCCAATATCGGTAGATTGCTTACCAAGAGTATTATTAACCGTTGTAAACCGACTCTTAAATGAGCTCGAGTCCGCCTTTAAGTCATTAATACTAGTATTATGCCCGTTAACAGTCTTTTTGACACTTGATAATGTTGCGTTAATTCCATCAGCAGTGGCATTAATCTGATTTTGTGCCCACGCTTTAGTAGCGTATCCGTTGAGATCCTTCTGCTCAATTTTCTTGGAAATATCAAGTTTCATACCGTCAACAGTCTGAGAAAGCTTGGAGACCGCAGTAACCGTAGCAGTTTCTGTCGGATTAAGGCACCAATCAGTTGCATGAGAACCAAGTTCAAGTTTTTCTTCTTTTGCTGTACAAGCGAAATCATCAGAAGCATGTACAACATGCGGAACCACATAAGATACGCCACTAGGAACTTTGAACGTCCATGAAACTTTACCCAATGAAGAATTAGCACCACTAGGAACCCATCTAGCATATTTTTCATTGCTGTCATACCCCCAATATCCCAAAACAAAAGAACCCGTTAATTTTGTTAAATATATTGAGTAGGTGTAGGTGCTCCCGGCGTTAACAGCAACTTGTGATACGTAATGGTCGCCCCAACTGGGGACAGTTGAAAAGTCACCTGTGTATGACTTTTCTGACGAAGTCGTCCCTATAAGCAGGTTGGTCCCAACCGCACTATCTTGAACCTGTGTCTGAACAGTCTTCATGGTGCTGCTGAGTTCTCTGGAAGTCTGCTTAAGTTGACTAATGTCGTTCTTATTAGTCGTATTATCACTTGTCAACGTATTAAACCCGGTAGTCAATTCTTTAGATGCGGCTTGCAGACTTCCAATGTCCGTAGTTTGCTTGCCGAGAGTATTGTTAACCGTTGTAAACTGGCTCTTAAAAGAACTTGAGTCAGCTTTTAAGTCATTAATACTGGTAGTCTGCCCATCAACAGTACTCTTGATACTGGACATGGTTCCGTTAATGCCATCTGCAGTGACCTTAATCTGATTTTGAGTCCAGGTTTGAGTGGCATATCCATTGAGATCAGTCTTAGTCAGTTTGACAGCTAGGCCACTCTCTAACTCGGCGATAGTCATAGTTGAACCGTCAGTTAAAGTCTTATAACTCTGACTAACCGCTCCGGCAATTTGCTTGGCATCTTTAGAATCAGCGGCAGCAGAAGAAGCCTGTTTAACTGCATCACTAGCGCCACTTTGAGCATTCAGTGCACTAGCTACAGCATTATCAGCTTTTTGGTCAACTTTACCGAACTCCGCAGCTGTAGAATTTGCTGTGGCAACTGCGGAACTAGCATCACCTTGGGCACTTACAGCTTTACCCATTGCTTGACTAGCCAGTGAATTCGTATCATCATACTTGGCCGCAAGCTGATCAGTTTTATCTGATGCACTTTTAGCATTTTCGACCGCAGTTTCAGCTTCTTGCTTAGCAACGTTAACTTTGGCGTCTACCTCGCCAGGGTTTAACGTAATCTGTTCCCAACGACCGTTTACCCATTGTTTGATAGACCATTTGTCCGGATCACTATTACTTTGGTCAAACCATAAGTCACCTTCATTGGCACTCACGGGTTCTTTTGCACCATAGTAATTCGTATTCTTACCATTTGCACTTATCGCTGCAGCGTCAACGGCCTCTTGAATCTGTTGTACCTTATTATCCAAACTAATTTGTAGATGTGTGTACTGATCCACGATATTCAAATCACCACAAGTGGCCGTGTACCCGATATGCTTACCAGTCACGTCAAATTGTTCTTCAAGTTGAATAATTCTGATTTTACGCTTGAAATTTAATGCTTCATCAATCGCTAGAATCCAATCTCCGACTTTAGGCGCTTCATAGTTCGGATAACCAGCGTTTTCTAAGTCATAGATGTTCATAGTCATTGACACGGTATATGTCGCATCAACCCGCTTTTTTAAGGCGGCAATCAAGTTATCTGCGATTGTGTATCGCTTATCGACAATCGGATCCATTTCTAAGTCACCAAACTGCTTGGCTAACTCACTGCGATACTCAACTTCTAATCGACCTTTACTTTGATCTTGATCATCTTTGAAAGCACCATAGCCCCTAGCATACGTCGCAAAGTCTGATATTTTCATTTCTTCTGTGAGATCACTAAGATTAATTCCTTTGCGAACGAAACTGGTTAGGTCGCTACCAATTTGCTTAGCAATGTGAACTGTCTCATTGTGCACTTCAAATTCAACATCAGCCTGATCAATAATGTCGTTAAATAAGTCTAGCTTATTTTTATAACCCCAATTTTCTTTTTCAAATGCTGGCACGGCAACGTCATTCTTGTAGGTATACCCGGATTTATCAAAGAGTTGTCCTAAATAAAATGAATACTCATGGCTACCCGTGTATTGTGAATGCAATACTACTTTGGCAAAATCCCAAAAAAACTGTTGCACTGCATCGAAAACGATGGTATTGGTATCATCACTTAACTTTTTATACGTAATAACGTACTTTTCATTATCGAAATTCAACCACCAACCGTAGTCTAAACCGTTCAATACATCATCACCGGCAAAAACTTCACCAGTTAACGACAACCCGCCGTTGACGCTAGTCTTTCTCGTGATGGTTGCTTGGCCGAAATGAACCGTTCCACCTGAATCATAAAACTTAATCAATAATTTTCACCTCACCTTCCTAAATATATAAATCACACAAATTCTTGATCTGAATGTCCGCACTGATTGAACATACTATCTTGTTAGCTGCACCGGGATGCAGGATAAAATACCCCGCATTGGTTTTATCATTAATGTTCTGATTGCCACGAGTATTATTCATGCCCGATAACGTATAAACGTCACCAGCAACTACTGGGCTAGTAACTATCAATGATTGACCATCGACTGTCAACGTAAACCCACCAGCAGACGCCACCTTAGCCGTCACGACAAAATAAAAAGCCTGTTCTAGCTGTGAACAAGCTACTGTACCGTTATAAGTTATTGATTGGCCACTAACTAACGTTTGCGACCGTGGCTTACTCTCACCATATGGCAATTCGACTGTCTCAAATTCCAGTGACCAGGTGTAGTAAACACCCTTACCAGTCCGTTCGATAATTGATGGTAGGTTGGTATCTGTTCGATACACTTTAAACCGTTTCTTATCAACAGTTTGTGCTGGCATCACAAAGTCTTTGCCACTCTCACGCACGTCATACAAGTTTCGACCGCCGTAAACGCGCGTTAAATAAACGGGGTCCGTTTGTGATAAAGCCGTGTTAACTTTATCTCGCACGTCATCCGCTTGTTCCAGGCTTTTAACCCAATACAAACCATTGATTGTAATCCTCTTAACGACATGCCGGCCCCCATAATCTAATGAACCGGCGCGCCCATCAAAACTCTTAGTAGTTCTGGTGATTGTTGGCGCCGATTCTTCGAAGTTGAGCACTTGGAAGCCGAAGTCACTCAACTTATGTTCAGTTCCATTTAAGTTTGTAATTAAAGCATCCATTTGCTAACCTCCTTGTGAGAAGAATCGATTTAAATTGTGTTCCCGTGAATCCTTTTGTTTAATCAAAGTCCGCAGCTTTTCACCAATCATATCGTTGTGCACTTCAAATGTTGGTTGTTGGTCATCAAGCTTATCCAAGATTGCTTCCAGGCCTGCTACGATTGCTTGTGTACTGTCGCTACCACCCAAGTTATAGTTGATTGTGGTATTATCTCCGCCAATTGAGTCGTTGATTGCTTTCGAAGCTTGTATGATTGATGAGTTAGCCGGAATAGTACCACCCGCATACTGTGAAACACCAAACATCTTAGCAGTTAAGCCAGCCGGGATAACTTGCGTTCCTTTTGGTGCATTCAGATAGACATTACGTCCGTGTGGAATAAACGCTGGATGCCCGGGATACTTGACAGCTTCACGGAATACTGAACTTTCTTCGTCATTAACAATGATTGGATTACCATCGGTACCTGTTGTACCTGTTGCGTGCCGAGTAATTTTACGAAAAACAGTTGTAATGAAGTGAGTCACGTTCCCCATTGCATTCCAGTGGCTTAGAGTACGGATTGCGCTACTGATTGGACCAGAAGCGCAATCGTGACCACGAGCAGTCTTGTCTCGCATACCGGTTCCGTTGTAGCGACCTAACGAACCTTTAGCGCGTCCCATAGCACCGCTTGCCGAATCATATCCGCGAGCGGTTTTTCCGCGCATACCTACCCCGTTATATCGATCAAGCGACCGGTGAGCACCGTTAATTGGACTAGATGCAGCGTCATGTCCACGAGCAGTTTTGAGTGCCATATTAACGCCGTTATATTTCATTGCCGATTTACGTGCACCGTTCATTGAACCTGAGGCCGAATCCTTACCTTTTGCAGTTTTGGTCTGCATTTTGGTTGAATTAAATTTATCTAGTCCCTTTTTACCGCTCTTGGCAGGACCAGACGCCTTATCAGTAGCCTTAAGTACCTTACCAGTTACCTTAACTCGGCCAAACCTATCAACTGAAATTTTAGCTTTACCAGCATTCTTGCTAGCATTGTCCTTAGCAAATAAATTCTTAGTAGCGTTTTTTGGTAAATTCTGATAAGCCTTATAATTACCAGTTACCTTCTTAATAATTCTCGTAGCGCCCTTGTCGTTTGCAATTAATTTCTTTTCAGACGTGGGTAAGCTGTTCCAGTCTTTGACATTCCTAACGCCTTTAGCCACATCTTCGGCACCCTTAGCTTTGGCCATGACCGTCTTCATTTGTGGCGTTAAATTGTTCCAATCTTTAATACCAACCGTAGCTTGCTTCATGGCTGGCGACGCGTTGTCCTTTAAGACTGCCCGCTTCTCAGCCATCGTTAACTTATTCCAAGTTTGAGCCTTAGTCATGACGCCTAAGAGTTCTGGTCCGCCTTTGGAAGTAATGATGGCCTTCTTTTCGGCTGGGGTAAACTTGCCCCATTGTTTGCCCTTTTCGATTAACCCGGCTAGATCATCGCCACCTTTAGACTTAATCATCGCCTGTTTCTCTTTAAGCGTTAAACCATCCCAGCGTTTGGTCTGAACAGCCGCAACCCCAACCATGGCCGCGGCATTAGAACTCATCTTTCCCTGTTTAACCAGTAGTTTCATCTGATTCCATTTGTCTTTCGACTTAGCGGCCTTATTGACTTCTGCCTGCGCATTGGTCTTAACTTTTCCAGTCTTGGAATCAAATACTAAGCTATTCCAGGTATCAGCTGCCGCCTTAGACTTCTTACTCATGTTGCCAGTTTCAGCAACCACCAAGGATGTACTCTTACTCATGTCATCATTTTGCCGTTTTACAATCGCCGCTGCTTGCTTGTAAGTGTAGCCAACATTTAGTAAATCCTGCGTGATTTGGGCTTTCGAAGCCCCGTTCGCCTTATCCAGTTTATAGATTGCCGCGGCCATACCATCTGTGGTTGACTTGTGGGTAGCTTGCAGGTCAGTCATTGCCTTGCCATATTGTGATGCAGAAATTTCACCTTTATCGTACATGGACTTGATCTGCTGGCTCTGATCATTGTAAAGCTTATTTTCTTTCTGCATTGAAGACGTCAATTGATTAATGGTCGTATCACGTTGCTTACGGGTCATGTTACCAATATCCCCATTCAATGCAGCTAGAACGTTCTTCTTAGCACTTCCACCAATTTTTAGTAGGCTAATTTCATCGCTATTCATTTTACGTTGGCTATTGAGCAATGCAGTTCGTTCCGTATCACTCAAGCCAGACATCTTACCGTTGTGGTTCTTGAGTATAGCTTCCGCGTTATTGTAATTTTCCTTAGCATCGGCCAATACTGTAGCATTATGCTTCTTGCGATCAGCGATATCTTCTTTTAAGTCATCTTGAACAGAGTCGGGTAGGCCCTTCATATCCTTCTGCATCTGCTGGATAGTGTCTTTGGAATCCTTCTCCATCTCCGTATACATATCACTGAAGTCTTTAGCAACCTTCTTCGTGCTAGTTTGACTAGCTGTTTCAAAGTCAGTCAAAGACGTACCCGCGCTAGTGCTAAATCCTTTAAATTTAGTCAGTGCGGAATCAGCCTGTTCACCGACATCTGAACCCCACTGCCGTGTTCGTGCAGCGCTAGCTGCCGCTTCCTTACCATAGAGTTGCCAGTAAGCCACACCGGCTACAGCTGCCAAACCAACACCGGTCACCGCCGCACCCGTCACACTTAATGAGGTTCCCAATACACCGGCGCCAGCTTCGGCCGTCGTAAAGGCACCTTTAAGCAAGCCGAACGTTGACTTAGCCGTTGATGCCGAGCCATTTACAGTATCAACACTTCCCTTGAATGCTTTGAAACCGCCACTAGTGGCATCAGTCGCACCTTTTAACATCGCGAGTGATTCTTTAGCTGCTTGATTCTTCGCGTGCCATTGTGCGGTAGCGCTAATAACTTTAACAATACCGCCACCAAATGTTCCAAATCCACCGACGATATTACCCAGCATACTCAATACTGGGCCACCAGCAGCAGCTAATAGGGCAAACTTAATAATTGTATTCTGAGTGGCATCATCCATCTTCGAGAAGCCTTGAACCATATCCGTGGCTTTCTTAACTAACGGTGTTAGTTTTGGAATTAACTTCTCACCGATTTCAATTCCTAGCACTTTTAATGACGCAATCAGTTTCTTGACATTATTTGCCGAAGTATTGCTCATTTGCTCGGCAACTTTCTTAGTCGCACCACCAGCGTTCTCAGTATCTTTAGTCAAGTCACGCAGGCTCTTAGAACCGGCCTTAACTAATGCGTTAGCAGCAGCTTGGTTCTCACGTCCGAATGCTTGGGCTAAGGCCTTACCACGTTCAGCGTTTGACCAGCCCTTAGTGCCATGTGTGATATCATCAATTAGTTGCGGTAAATCGTGTGAGTCATGGGCCAGTTGCTTCGAACTAATGCCCATACTCTTGAATCCTTCGGTGTTTTGCTTGGTTGGCTTAATCAAACTAGTCAGCATACCACGTAAATTAGTCCCAGCTTTTTGGCCTTCAATTCCTTGGTTACTAAGCTCACCAACAGCCGCTGCAGTTTGTTCAACACTGAGACCCAAACTAGAGGCAACCGGCCCGACGTAGCTCATCGCATCAGACATATCACCGAAGCCAGCCGCAGTCGCATTGGCCGCGTATGTCAGCGAATCGGTAACCTGCTGAGTGTTCTTCATCGTCCCAGCCGTTGAGTTAGTCTTTAACCCGAACTGTTCAACGATTGACGCTGTGGCATTCATGACCGTACCCATATCTTCACCGGAAGCCATGGTAGCGTCTAAGATAGACGGCATTGAGCCTAGAACTTGGTTAGTGGTATAGCCACGCCGAATAAGCTCTGCCATGCCGTTGTTGATTTCAGTAGTCGAGACACCGTACTTCATCGACATTTTTTTAGATGCATCACCTAACTGATCCAACTGTGACCGGTACTTAGCGGTAACTGCGCCCCCATTAGTCAGCAGAGGCCCCATGGACTTGATTTGCGAATCAAAAGTGATAGCGGATTTAGTTGCAATGGCTAAACCAGCCGCAATTGGGGCGCTAACTTTGCGGGTCATCGTTGAGCCGATGTTCTTCATCGATGTACCAGTCGCTACAGCGGCCTTGCTAACTTTATTTAAGCCACCGGTAAAACCAGTTTGCTCAACGCGTGCTTTAGCCATTGCCGCTGCATTATTCTTGTACTGAGTTTGTAATGAGGCTAATTTAGCATTGGCATTCTGCAATTGAGTTGCTAGCTTAGCTGTTTGCGCGGTTGGTTTACCATCGACCAGCGAATCCTTGTACGCTTTACCCAGTTTTTCAACAACCCGCTGCTGACTCATCATTACTTGTGACAAGCCTTTAGACTTAGCTGATAGGACGTCAAACCGGCGGCCCGATTGACCGAGTACGGCCATTGATGATTTCATCTCAGCCATTGCATACTTAACTTCACGTTTAGCACCGGTTAACCCTTTACCAAACGCAGCGTGATCCAGCCCTAACTCGATGACCATGCGGCCTAATACTTCATCTGCCATTTATTATTCCTCCCTTCATTAAGATTTTCTAGCAAAGTCAAAAAGACTCATGACAGGCTGATTACCAGGGTTTACCCCCACAGTCCCCGGTTTAACTCGGGTCCCACTTTCAGTCTGCTGAGTCTGTTCAGTCGTTGCTTCGATTATTTGCGACAACAATTGAAAATCAACATCATTTAATACGCTCGAAAGTGTGTAGCCGGTGCGGTTTTCAACAATTGCGCCGACTGCTGATAATACTCTTTTGCGGGCTTCTTTGATGGTTATTCCGGTGTCGTCGCCATCTGTAGCTTTTTTGGGTTTACACCAGCTACTTTGCAGATAATTGTGAAAGTACGGTCATCAAAATCAATCGCATTGAATCCATTCCAAATTGCATCCGTCGTTACCAATGGATCAGTAAATACTTTGGCTAGAAATGCTACTCGTTCTTCAAAAACATCACGCAATTTACGATCTGAGTTATCGGTTTCGATTAAGTCCAATGCGTCCAAGATACGGCCTGCCGGAATGAACGATTCCGTGAAGGTCTGCTTTTTACCATCAATAAGTAATTCCATCTTTAGTGGTGTACTCATAGTCTTTTCCCTCCATACACACAAAAGCCGCCCCAATTGGTATTGTTGATTTATCGGCGACTAGTGGTTAGTTATTCAATATGTTTTTCAGAATTATCCATTACTTGGATTTGTATCGCTACCTGCTGGATCAAACAATTGCTTTTCAAACTTCGTAACAGTCGTCGCATCCTTAGTGGCATCGCCCACAAACTTCTGCATCACTTCGCCGTTAGTAGCTGTGGCAATCGAACTAATTGGCGTAAAAGTCCAGGCATCAGCTTCTGGTGTAAATGATTTAGATGAATCCAGCGTGCTCAAGCTAATCTTATCCCGCGTAAATGTTCCCTTGAAGAAACCAACTAACGCAATTTCGCCAGTGTCTTCTTTGGATTCCATTTCAATTGAGCAATATGGTGGCAACGTATCTTCACCACCATAGCTGATCTTGTCATCATCGACACGGAACCCAGCCAATAGGTCAGCACTAACTTCCGGTAAATCTAAAATACCGAGTGCTACCTTGGTGTCACCCAAGCCTTGACGTGACAAGTAGTAATCGATATTAGACCCCGGTACTTTCACTGGGTCTTTAGCTAAGCCACTGATTTCAGCAGTGGTCGTAGCCCCTTTGTGTGCCTGACCTTCAACAATAATCAGGTCACCTTTTTTCGTGCCGTCTTCGGCAAATGGTTGAATCTTTAATCGTTTATATCCTACAAACATAATTACATCTCTCCTTAATAATTTGTGTCATACAATTTAGTGTTACCGCGGTATCTGCGAACATCAACAAAGCGGTTAGTTTCAGTCATGAATTCATCTAATTCGTTCTGAGCACCAGCTAATCTTGAAAAGCCCAAAGCAAGCATTTCGTTTTGAATTTCACGTGCCACAGCATTACGTGCCGGTCGACTGATAGATTCAACATTGACTTGAAACGTGAATTGCACATTCAAATAATCATCACTGCCAACAGCCGCTGGTACCGGTGGCCCGACAGGTGTAATCACAACAAATAGATTGTCGTGGTCAGCCGTTTCTGGGCTTTCAAAATAACTAATTCGATGACTGCCATCACCAGCCAATGTCAGTTTTGCAATTGTTGCATTTGCCAACAACGCGGTATAAATAGTTGCAAGCATATCCTTGGTTTCGGTCATAGTAGTTTCCTCAATTCAGCTTCTTCAAGTGCCTTGGCAGGGCCACGGCTACTATCAAATGCACCTTGAACTTTACCCATGCCTCGTGGATGATAGGTTTTGCTGAACCGTGTATATCCGAGCTCATTCAGATGGACTAATCGCCAGCGAGATCCCGCATGCCAACCAATCTTAATCGTCCGTACACCGCCCCGACTATGAGGGTTACCGACTGATACTTGAAGAACTGTTTGACCTGTGTCACGATAGCTGGCGACCGCATTCTTTAACTCAACTGCTACACGCCTACCAGCCACTCGTAGCGCATCGTTTTCAGCACGATTCAGTTTTGCTGGACTCAGTTTCTGGGACAGCTTGTTGATGACTTCATCAACGCCTGTGAACTTAACCGTTACTTCCGTCATTTAGTCACCCCCAGCACAATTTTTACAAAAGCATTATTTTCTAGGTCCGGCGCCACCTGGATAACATCCCAAACAATCGGTTGACCAGTGGCATCCAGATACCGGCGGTCGTCAATAACCACGGTGTCCTTAGTTGTCGGGTCAAATTCGCCAAAAATATCGCGAATCTTGATAGTCACGCCATACTTTGCTTCATTAACGTTAAGCACTTCACGGTCTTTGGTGGATGGATCATAAGCTAAACCCAAACACTCAAAAACTTGTTCAGTTTGACCACGCCCCGGCTCTGGCCCCAAATTTTTGACGGTACGAAAAAAACGAACCGGCGTATTAAGCTGATTCGTTCTTATTGGGGGTGCATTGTACTCAAACTTCGGTCGATTCATCTTCATCATCTCCCGGTTCATAGCTGGTCAAGGACGCAGACAATAAGTCGTCCAAAAAATTAGCGTCAAAAAACTCGACTTGGTCATTGTAAGCGTATCGTGCTCGTTCTAAAACTAGCTCGTCATACACATCATCACCGGCGTTACTGGCAATACCAGTAATATCGGTGATACGCTTCTGACTTGCATTCAGAATTCGTGATAAATTTGCGTCCTCAGCTTTGTGATAAATCTTCATACGCAGTTTGAATCGATCTAATAATGGATTCATCTTTTCATCTGCCATTTAATCACCCCACTAATGCTAGTAAATCGGCCTTCAACGTAGCTCCAGTGTGGTCGATTCCGTTAGCATCTAACCAAGCAGTGATTTCAGCTACGGTACTGTTCACGGTAGGCTTAGTTACCCCGGTGTCCGGGGTAGTTATTTTCCCGCCGTATCAGTAGTGGTAGCTGTTTCCAACGCTAAGTCATAAACGAAAGCGACGTTGTTATCTTTGCCCTTGCCATATGCAAATTGCTTAGCAGTGTACAGTGTGCCGTCTTCCATAGCCAAAGTTTCAGTGAACTTCTTGATGTTTACAGCACCAGCCACATACGCATCGTAACGATCAGGAACAAAGGCAATCAGCTTACCATTTGGTACGTATTGAGATTCAACAATTTGGATTCCAAATGGATAAGCCAGTACCCATTGGCCATTGACGTTTTGCATCGTCATGGCAGCTTCCATGTCCAACGAAATCCCTGGGGTAACGACTAAGACCGTCTTACCCTTGGCAACGTATGGCTTACCATTTTCCTTAACTGATAACTTCTTGACAATACCAGCTAATTCCTTCTTAGCAGTTTCGGTGTCTTTTAAAGTAATTGAACCAACAGACGCCTTTTGAGCATAAGTAGTCGTGTCACCGCTAACGGTCCCCTTGGATAAGTCAGAAATCAAACCGATTGGTTTATCGTTACCGTCACCAACTAAGAATGCTGATTCGAGGGCTGCAGCAAATGCTTCGGTAATTTGAGCCATCACGAATTGCTTGATCCAAGCTGCACCAAATTCTAAGATATCGTTTGGCAATGCCACAAACGCCGTCAGCTTGGATTGAGTAGCCGTTTGATCATCAAACTTAGCTGTTAATTGACCTTTGATTTCATCGAAAACTTTACCCCAAACAGCCTTACCGCCTGTTTCATCGGTCTTTAAAAACTTCAACCGTAAACCAGTCGTTTGTAACTTAATAGTTTGCAAGAATGGATGTTGATCAACTAAGTCTTCAAAGATTTGGTCTACTGTCGTTTCTGGTAATGTTACTTCGGTCTTTTCAGTGTGGGATAAGTCACCGGCCGTTAAAGCGTTAAAGAACTTAACTTCATCACCCGTCATTGATGGATCTTTACGTTGAGCGTTCAGCACATCATCCGTCTGTAAGTGGACTTGGTTCTTGATTTCAGCCATGGTATCTTCACCAAGCGCGTCCATCATATCAGTAAAGCCCTGTGCTTGTTTATCGGCATCCGTGCTATTCTTCATCAATTCTGCATAAGCCTTCCGCTTAGTTGAAAAATTAGTAAAAGTTTTGGGATCAAATTTAATCATTTTTTTTCCTTCTTTCGTAAATTAAAAAGCAAACGGATCAACAAATTTGTTTTCCGCTTGCTTTGTGGGTTGAATATTTAATTTTTGTACGACCGCGTTTGAAATACGGTCAATATCAGTATCAGATAAATCAGGAGCTGGCTTGACTAACTCGGCAATCTTATCAATCGCCGTTTGCGGCAATAGCCCAGAACCACCATCCGCTACCAATTGAATCTTATCATCAGTAAACATAACTTCGTCTACGAATCCAAGCTCCTTTGCTTGATCGGCATTCAAGTAGGTTTCAGAGTCCATCTTAGCCAACAAGTCGTCCATCGGTAACTTCGTTTTCAATTGATAAGCATTGGCCATCGCTTCATTGAGTTGTTTTAACATGTCCGACAATTTGTCCTGATCACGATAATCACCATAAACTCCAGCCGCAGAGTTATGGATCATAATTTGGCCAACCGGACTAATTCGTGTTGGATTACCGGCCATTGCGATCACGGACGCGGCACTTGCAGCCATGCCCATAATGTTGACCGTGACCTTACCGGAGTAATTCATCAGTGCTGTATAAATTTCACTTCCAGCAGTTACTAAACCACCGCCGGAATTAATATCAACTTCGATATCTGAACCATCATCTGGTAATGCATCAATAACATCCTTAGGAGCGGTACTGTCCATTTCCAACATGTCATAAATCCACTTGTCATCGTTACTAATAATCGGACCCTTAACGTTAATCTTCTTCATTATTCTCACCACCTTTCGTTGTATAATTCTTGGTCATCACTATCTGGTCACCGTCTTCACGTGGTGGCAGCCCAACTGCTGACCGAACCTCGTTTTGAGTAACCATACCTGACGAACCAAGCTTGTCGATTTGTTCTGCTAGTTCAATTAGTGTTGGTCGATTAATACCAATTACTTCAACTTGTTTGCCATTCTTTAAGTAATCTCGCTGGCTGAATGACTTAGCGTTTAGCTCTGACTGAATCTTAGTTAATAACGAACTCAAGCACTGCTTATTGAACAGTTTTTGATTTTCAGCAGTTTCAGCAGTTTCACCATGAATTAACGCCGGTGGTACTCCCACCAGCCGGGCAACATGGTCAATGAATGCCAGTAACACGCCGTTACTTTCATCAAACGTCTGATTTTTGCCTACCCCGTTCGATACTTCGTTATATTCAAAGCCATTTGTGATTGGTACTAGTGCAACAGAGTTCTTGCTGAACGATTGGAAAATCTTGTCGATAAACTTCTGCAGCTTGTTGGCTTTACCGTCATTAACACCAGCCGTTAAGTCAGCCTTAACGGTCGCTCGAATTTGATTATTACGAAGTTCCAGCTCATACATTCGGCCAAATAACTCACCGTAGTCTCCCCATAAACCGGTCAAATAGTGCTCTAACTGATCATTTGAGTATCTCAGGTAAATAACATCAGACATCGGGAAGGAACGCTTAAACGTGTATTCTTTGACTGTAACATTATCGAAAACATCTTCATATACTGCATACTCGTGACGACTAAAGTCATCAGCAATTAATAAATCGCCATCGTCGTCTTGAATCACTAGTACCTCATTGTAATAAATCAATTGGTAGATAAAATGCTGCCAAAAATCACTGGCCGATTCGTCAGTATTTGGTCGGACATTGAGCTTGTAATACATCGCATCTTTAACAGGTAACCCCTTGTTCATCACACGAAACTCCGACTGGCTAACCGCCCGGCCTACGTAATTGATCACTGTGTCAATCGCCATGCGCTTTAAGTAGGCTCGGTTCTTAATGTCCTGGAACAAATCAAGATCATAAACAAAGCTGGAATCTTTTCGCCGCGTAAACAGGTCAAAGAAGCTATTAATTACACTCATATATTCACCTCCCTTCCGTTAGAAATCAATGTCGGCCAACATATCTAGCGATTCATTTACCGAGTAGTCGGGTAACTGGTCAACCAGATATTGGCCATATTCAAACGCTTTAAAGCCATCAGTTTTTCGCCGAATTTCTTCTTTCTTGCCGTATCGTTTGTTACCGTGGCTATCGGTCGAAACCAACACATTTTGAGTGTTCCACCGCAATAACGGGGTGTCACCCCAGATATATTGATGATTAGCAAACCCGGTTTCAATTCTCGGGGCTAGTAATCCATCAATCGCAGTTGGATTCCGAATCACGACCACCTCAAAGCCTGCATCTTCAAAGAACTTACGAAGTAAATCCGCCCGGAAATTATCCATGACAACTTTCTTAATGATGAAACGTTTCCGCTGCTCTAAGAACCAATCCACGACTGCTTGCGGGTCAATGGTTGGTGTGTCAACCACAGTCAGTAACCCGCGTTCTTCCCATTCAGCAATAGGAGGAGCAGACTGGGGGCGGTCTTGTGGCTTAGCTGAATATGCATAGAACTTATCGACAAATTGGCGGCGGGCAAATTGATGGCTGATAAAGTATTGCTTACCATCTCGCTTGATAGTCAAACCATCTGCAGTAAAGTCGCGAATAGACGCGAAGTCAACGGAGCCGATCGCTTCCATGCCATCTAAATCATCAGGAATCGGCTTATTGGTTGCTTTAATTTGCTCATAAGGGGCAACCGACTTTTCTAGGTCTTCAACCTGGTAGTTCATGCGCTTAATAACGAACTCATCATAACCGGACGGGTCTAGTTCCAGGTCGTTATAGTCGTCCATAGTCTCCTGGTAAACGTCTTTGGCGTAACCATTCATCGGCTTAGAAAATGATGGGTTAGCAAGCTCCCAGTTGGCTGGGTCGTCCATCTCTTTCAAGTTGTCCAACTCGCAAACAAATGGAAACATCGATTCAATGGGGGCCTTGCCGTCTAAAATCGCATCAGCTTTTGCTAATTCTTTATCTAGGTAGCCATCACGTACATAGCCCTTGGACCCAATCTCGAAAACTCGTGAGTCTCGAACTTTCCCAAGCCCAGAAATATGAACTTTGACATTTTGGTTATTGGGATAGGCGTGGATTTCATCGAAAATAACAAAACCATCACGCAAGCCATCTTTAGTATTCCCGTTAGAAGTCCGGTATCGTAGCGTCGAGTTGGTAGACTTCGAATGAACTTGCGAATTGGTCGCATAAAATTCGCCTTTCAACTCACTATGCAAGTCGACCGCATCGTGAATCTCATCAACCGATGTTTTGGCCTGTTCTTCACTATTGGCGATAATGGAACCATTATAATTGCGGACCCCATGCAGTCGTGATAAAAGAAAAGATGAAATCACCGATACCCAGCCGTTCTTACCAGCTCCACGGCCAACGACTACCATGAACTTCCGAATTGCTCGCCGCTCAGTGGTGTGATCATATAAAAAAACGAACGCGGTTAAGAACTTTTCCCAGGGTGTAAATGGGAAAAACCACTTATCAGCGAACGTTAAACAGTCCTCGATTTTTTCTTCATCAAAATAATAATTTTCGTTAGTTAGAACGGTCTTTTCTATTAATTCCACGAGTTTTATTCGCCGCTTATTCAACCTGATAGAACCGTCTTTATAGGCCTGTAGGTAACTTTTAACATACTTCTGTTGAATCATACCAAGCCACCCTTTTCGTCGCTCGTAGTAGCTGTTTTAGACGCTTTAGGGGTGGTTTTAACGGGCTTAAAGTCCTTTTCAAGCGTTATTAGCGCGGAATTAATTCGATTTTTTTCGGAAACAGCCGGATTTGCTTTCCAATATGTCTGTTTGCCATTCTCGATTTTGACCATCACACCATTGGCAATAATGGCTTCATCAAGCTTATAAAAAGCGTTCAAAAGGCTGATATATCGGTCAACCTTCTCTTTCTCAACAGCTGATTTTTTATTGATTCGCTGCATCAATTCCCTTCTTATCTTACGGTGGTCCAAACCCCCACCCCCCTTTCAAATTGAATAAAAAAAGCAATATTTTTCCGGAGTCGAGTCCTACCCACCGGTTCCCAGTTTTCTATTTTTCGCCAATTTTTTTGACCCCGGGGGCCTTGGCAATAAATGCTTTCCAGTCAAAAAAGATTGCTTTATTAATGTAGTAATATCCAGTAAATTCTTCCGCCGTATTCATCCGTTTACAATAGTTCTTCGCTCGTCGTTCACTAAAATAAACGCGATGCGCAAATAACACATTCGCTTGTTGGTCACGCATGACTACGTAGACCACGACTTGCTTAGTGTTATCGGTTCTTGATCGCATTATTCATCACTCCTTGTCTATTGATAGAACACCTTACCAGTCTGTTGATTGATAAAGATCACATGCTGAATGGGCTTATAGTCGCACTCCGATAATAAGATGATAGTTGCAGTCATCATGCTAACTCCTGACTCATCAATATCTGTAGCCGTTACAAACTGATAACTACACGACACTACCTGAGCCTGCTCACCATCAACATAGATCTTAGGTACCTTTCGTCCATTGTGTATTGACCAAGTTATATTATGTTCCACCATTAATCCCACCTCTCGTCCTTGCTCCACCGATTCTCTTTACGCTCATGCTTGCTTCGATAGTTCATCCGATGGTGTCGTTTGTTGTGACAATCCTTGCACAGTGTCCGTAGGTTAGTCGGCTCGGTTCGCAACTCCGGATAGTCAGCCAACTCTTTGATGTGGTCAACTTCCAGTACAACCGGACGACCATGGCTATCAACGTCGCCATATCGTGTGACCTTACCATCTTGCTTACACCACTGGCATTCGTAGTGATCACGCTTTAGGATAGCAGCACGCAGATGTTCCCACTCAACTGAGTTGTAAAAGGACCGGCATTGGTCAGTTGTCCATTGCATGGCGTAACTTACAAGCTATCTTGGATGTGTCAACATTCAGATCAATGACCAGCTCTTGCTTGGTAAGATGCTTAGGCTCAATCCCATTCATAACATTGCCCAAGCCACTATAGATATCGTGCAATGAATAACCTTGTTTGACTAAGCCATAGCAAGTCTCATTGATAGCTTGTGTTGCATTGAACTCCGGTTGTTCCATTCGTATTACCTCCAATATTTTTGTGTATAAGAAAACGCCACACCGTTTGGCATGACGCATGCTTGTTAAACCGAATGAACACTATTAAAACTACGACATACTGGACATATTAATTGTCCGCCGTAAAGCTTGCTATGATTATTTACCGAAATAAATTTGTTATCCTTCCATAAACAAGTTGCGCAATATATATTAGCAAGTACTTCGTCACTATATGGATATGTTTCTTCTTTAAACTTCTTGTATGTTGCTTCATCTTTAGCCCAATAATTGCCAATCTTTTTTAGCTTTCGTCTCCGTTCTTCAATTTTTTTTGTGTTATTTAATTGTTGCTGTAAATTTCGGTTTTCTTCCATTAGTTCCATAATCATTTCTTGAACATCAATGATTTTATTATTAACTTCTAGGTCCTGTGCTCTTTTTGCTGCCGCTGCCAGATCCTTTAATGCTTGACTTATTTCTGAATACAACATATATAATTCCTCCAAGATAAATTTACCTCAATTATACCAAAAAAACCGCCACATAATCGCAACGACTTTCTCTTTGGAACTATTCGATAATACAAATATACATCCATTTATTCGGTATGTAAGTGACATTCAGGGGACATTTTAGTGACATCGAGGGGACATAGACTGTTGGTCTAACTAATAAATATGATTGAAACTTTTAAAATCCAACAACTTAATGGACTTTAACGTAACTGTCTTTATTTTCAAGCGAAAAGTCACAAATTTGTTCTTTTTTTACGATACCATCTACATCTTGAACTACAATTTCCAAGTTGCCTTTTCCTGATTCAACTTTGCTTTTTAACCAGTCCACAATTTTTTTTACATCTACAGTTACTATTATACTTTCTTTAGGACTGATAAAATGCCTATCATATGACATTTCAGCACCAGAATTATTAATAATAGAACTATTTAACACTTGAAAAAGCCTAAGCTTCCACACCTCACGGCTTACGCTTTCTGGGAATTGGAGTAAATACAAATTCAAAAAATCATCATCGATCGTTAGAGAAATCCTAATATTAGCGCTACCTGTTCCACAATTGACTATTTCAAAATCGTATTTTCTATGGCTTGGTTCCGATCTACAAGGTAATCTCTCTATACTCAACTTAGGTTTATTAGCAGACCTAGCCAAATAAAGTGACACAACAACTGCTAAAACAGTTGCCAATGCACCTATCCATTCTCCTAAATCACCTAATCCTATTATTCTCAAATTAGTAAGAATTAAAATTGCTCCTACTACTGTCACAATAAATCCACAAATAAAACCAAATATAAAAACAATAAAAGGCCTGCTAGCAATAAGCATTTTAATTTTCTTTGTATACGAGTATATACTTCTCAATGCAATTCCTCCAAAACTCATTATGCTTCAATCATACCAAAAAGCCGCCACATAATTGTGACGACTTTCTCTTTATAAAACTTTCACGTGTCTTACTCCATCACCATACAATCGCTTGACCTGACGGAAGGAATAACTCATCTGTAACGCAATCGTGTCTAGCTGAATGTCTTCAATAAAATACTGTTCTAATATAGAAGCTTCCAGCGAATTAGTTAGTTCATCCAGGCAATCCGTAATTTCAGTTTTGATTGGCCGACTCTTCTTAATGAGCTTGTTGATACGTGCTTCAATCTCTTCTCGCTGAATTAAATCGTCAGCTAGCTCTCGCCGCTTACCACCACCTGGTTGTCCAGTCATACTAGGTGAATGTGTTGACTCAATACGATCATCAATGACAAACAGCTTAGTTTCAAGCCGCTTGATTTGTCTAAAGTAAGGCCGGTAACGCCTTAAAAATTTCTTGTTAGTTTCAAAATCACCCACCACTTTCCACCTCAACTCCGAATAATTAAATTACCATGGCGATATTCTGTTACTCGCCGATTTAGCCAACTGTATTTCTTATGCAGTTGCTTTAAGGTTTGGTTCTTTTCCTCTGTTGTATGTGAGCTCTTGGCTGCGTATGCTTCAATTAAATTGTATTGTCGCAATGAAACTGCTAAATAGTCGCTCTTCATTGTTGCCTTGGTTATCTTCCAAATGGGTGCCATTTCTTTTTCGTTTGCGCCAAGAATGCCATTTTCATGGCGGTCTTCAACTTTACATACCAGGTTGTTAAGCTTTTCATGATCAATATGTTCCATAGTCTGTGCCTCGCCTTCATTCTAGATGTCGCATAATTTTTCACCTGCAATCATCATGGTGGCATTATTTATTATTGTCAAAACACATGCTCTATTGTAAGATTTGGATTGCTTTGGCGTATTCGGTATCAGTCATTTTTATTCCTCCAGTAGTTCCGGGTTCTCGTGAACGTTGCCCTCTCCTGTATAAATAACTACGGCTGACGGGAATGGTGCTGAATCACCACCAACTCCGTCTACTTCAAATTTCAATCTGCCTCGTAAAAACTCAATTTCAGCATGATTGAAAATATAGTCATGCCAATAGCTAGTATCAGTCCTTGACGGAATCAGCATCACTAAAAACTGATCGTGTTTTAATTGTGTTTCAGATGCCTTTTTAACCCACAGCTTTAGTTCTCGGCCATATGGTGGATTCAAAAACAGATTTCCTGATAATCTTTCCCAATCTTGCTCTAACGAATTATCATCACTAGTGAAATAATGGCCACATTTAGCGTTGCCATCGCTCGCAGCCAAATCCCATTCAAAGTGATATTTAGCATTTAATCGATCATAGAAATCCTGGGGCGTTTCCCAGTCTTCTTTGTTTGATGTAAATAGTGCCTTGTTGATCATTTTCAATCCTCCCCGAACGCCCGCTTATTAATGTTGTACGGCTCATATTCCTTGACCAGTTGCTTGTTATCCTGTGCTTTAGCTTTGTTTGCTTCGGCGTGTTGCTTCATACGCCGGTGTTTCCGTTTAATTGTTGAACGCTTCTTAGTGTGCTTAGGCATAACTTACAATCCTTCCGGTACGCGCTCTTTAATGTACGTGTCAAACTGTCGTTCAATTTCATGACTCTTTCTGGCTAACTGATCCACTGTTTTAATGTGTTCACTGCCATTCCGGATTAAATACCCACGAAGCCAGTGCAATGCGTCCTCGACGTTCTTACAGTGTGCTAGGGTTACTTCTACCAGCCGATTAATACCAGACTTTTCATCGTAGCTAGTTACCGGATGCCCATGGCTGTCTAATGACATCCTGTTAACCTTAACTTCGTATTTGTCACTAGTCAGATGATACTGGTCAATTTTCATATCAATCATTATTATTACCTCCAAAGGTGTCGGCAAATATTGCCGGTAGAACTGAATAAGCTTTTAAACATTCTTGGTATTTCTCATCGCTTAACACTTTGTCTAAATCAACGTGTAGCGATGTACTAGTTTGAATTCCATATCGCTCGTTAACTTCAATAAATAAGTCTCGGTACGTCTTACCGTTTTGAAAACCCATATCCAACCAGCCCCTCATTAATAATTTTCAATGCATCTTCCGGGCTCCGTGCAATCCCGTGAATCGTGTGTTGTTTCATCAAAAATTTATGAAATTTAATCTGATCAGCCCGCGGTCGTCCGGTTTCGTTTTTACATTCAATGAAGAATATCGAACCATCCGAATGTCGGAACCCAAATAAATCTGGGAATCCTTGGGGCAGTCCAGTATCGAACCACCGACCGTTCTTCATTTCGACCTTGCCGACATTCGCCCGGAAAATTGTGCATCCGGCTGCTGACACGGCCACCCGAATTTGATTCTGAATTTCTTGTTCTCGCATGTAGTCGCTACACTTCCAATCTACTGATACGCTGTACCCCTTGCTACCATTGACTTTGTTCAAGGTGTAGCATCGTAGCTAGTAATTTTTAACTTTCTCAACCTCATACTCACCGTATCCCCTAATCCCTATACCCTATATAAAATAATATATATATATAATATAAGAAGGAGTAACTACATGTTACTGTATACGTTGGGCCCCAAGGGTTTAGCCGTAGTCAGTAAAGTGACTACACCTGAACTACACGTACTACACTCTTGTGTACCCGCGGCGTGGAACCCCGTTAACTCGGTGTTGTGCCGGTTTCCAACCTTTGTGATTGTCCATCACGTACTTGATTTTCTTCGCCAACTTCCGATTCTTCGTAATGTCGGCCCCATCCATCTTAAACGCGATGTCTTTACTCATTACAAAGTCGTCTTTAATCGTCGCCAATGCCTCTTCGATAGCGTCCTCTTCGGCGTCGATGTACATAAATTGCTCGCGGTTATCCGCCATCATCTGCTCCTGATCCTGCGTTAATCCGAATCGAAAACCGTCGCGATAGTAACTTGCGAACTCACCCCACAATTGATCAATCGTTTCCTGCGGCAAGTCAGTAATCGGTGACTTCTTCTGTAGTGCTGAATTGACCATCACTGGCATAAAGCGCCGTTCACCGGTTTTATCCTTCAGATAAGTCACTTCATTGGTCGTTCGGGCCATGACGAAGTTTTTGTATCGCCGGACGGTATAGCGACCATAGGCCGGTCGGTACTCCAGAATTTCAGCACTGATAAATTTCTTTAAGATTTCAAAGCTACTATGGCTGGTGGCGGTCATTTCATCGTCGTTCACGATCCAAGCCCGCATCATATTGCCATAGTTGTCTTTGTTTTCAAAGTCGGTGAATTGGTCGGTATACCAGCCATTTGACATACGCTTAAGCAAGGTGGTCTTACCAGTTCCTTGACCACCAACTAAATCCAAAACAAAATCAAATTTAGTTTCTGGCTTGAATACTTTGGCTACTGCGCCGACAAAGAATAGCTTGGTCTGTAATGTTGTAACTGGTGATTTTTCAACGCCGAGATAGACCGGCAAGAAGTCAGCCACCCTAGTAACGCCGTCCCATTTTTTGTAACATTCGTTCAGATAATTAATAACTGGATTGAATACGTTACGTCGTGACACTTCGGTAACTGCCGCATCAATTAACTTTGGCGTAAACATGACTTTATACTTACGTTCGATGTACCGTTGTACTGCTGGTGTGAACTCATCTTGCAGTGGTCCATGTTCCAACATTAGCTCGGCTGAATCTTCCATGAACTCAGTTTCGTAACTAAATTCGTTATACGCGAACTTGCCTTTAAGCAGTGGATCGTGCTCTAATATCAGACAAACATTTTCAAGTGAATTTGCTTTAATACCGCCCTTAGCCGTTTCCATAAAATTAATTTGATTTTTAAGCGGTACAACTTTCTGCTGTTCCCCTAACTTGCGTAGCTTGTCTGCTTCTTCCTCTGCGCTCACTGGTTAGCCTCCCTTCGTCTAATTTCTTTCTTAATCATCGACTCAATCGTTGTCTTGGCTTCTCGCTGAGTCAGTGAATCGTCCGTGTTTGCATTTGCCAGCAAGCCTAGCTGGATAACTGCTCGCGGATCAACACCTCGGAATAATAATCCACCGGCGAAACTTGCCAGTGCATTATTACGGCCACCGGTATCTCCAAGCCCGGCCACAACTGTTTCAAACAGCTCAGCGGTGCCAGACTTTTTTGAATAATCAGTTTTCAACCCGCTAAGGTCTACTTCTGCCGTAGCTGTCTTGGCATTGATGGCTGCTACTAACTCTGCTGTGCCCGTAGCAATCGGATTGCGATTCTCCCATTGATACGCCTTACCATTCCGCTCACTGGGTGCGACCATCACATAATTGTTAACGTGAGCCTTAATATCAATTCCCGGTAGCCATCCGATATTCTGCTGAACAGTGCTATCTTCACGCTTTAGATAAAATAGTTGCCGGCCGCCGCCCGCTGTCTTCTGCGATAACGTTTCACGGAAATACTCTGGGTGCTCATAGTCTTTGAACGATTGAAAACCATCCGCACCATTAGAGTGTTCGTCAATATCAACTACAAAAAAATTAGTTGTCCGTAGCGCTAATTGTGCGTACGGGTGTGATCGCCAATAGCTTTGTATCTGATCAACGGTCAAGGCGGGCTGGTCAGCGAACTTAATCATCGGTTTCTTGCCAATCATTGGCAGGACGCTGAACCCCGCTTTGGCGTATCTAACTGCATAATTAACTAAATTACGCATGACCGGCCTCCTTCTGTAAATTAACGGGCATCACACCCGAACGATGGTTTACTGGCACTGCAGTATTTATTTAGAACGGTGCTTCATCTGTTGGTTCTGCTGGTGCGTCTGCGTCAGTTGGTAGTGGTGCCCCACCTAAGTCGCCAGGTAAGTCTGCATCCGTGATGTCTGCAGTTTCAGGCTGTTCAGTTGCATCTAAGTCATATTCAACGTAGGGGTTGTCGGGATCCTTCTTGTTTGGACGGTGCTTAACGTGTAAAATTACCGACTTGCCCTTTTCTGGTGCTAATACATTAGCCAGCATTTCGTGTGTGTCAGTTTCATTCTCACTGGCAAAGTATTCTGGTTTCATCTCCACGCCCAATAGCGAACCTAGCTTGATGACGAACTTAATATTCCGACTGAGAATGAAATCTGGGATAGCTTTACCTGCTTTATTCTTAGTAGCAAAACTAATACGGTCGTACTCTTTTTCGCCAGCATGGTCGCCATCAAGAACCGTAAACACGACCTGTAAGCAATCCCAACCTGAATCGAATGATCGATGTTCAATGCTTTCCACAGCGGTTAAGTAATCACCATCTGGTAATCCTGTGCTTCCGCTGTTCACTGAATCATTCTTTGGATCAAAGTTATCTAAAGTGTTTGCTGCAATATCTAATAAACTCATATTTATTTACCTACTTTCGTTGTTTGCGCTTCCGGTGCTAATGCATTCGGAATAGCTTTTAAAATACTGAGAATCTTTGAATCATTAATTTCACTTGCTTTATACCGGCGACGAATTTCTGTCACGTTTCGTAAATAGTTCTTGCCAACGTGTTGAGTATGGATAACTAAGTCACAATTCCCGTTGACCACGTTGTAATACTTAGTTTTGAGTGACGGAACTGTCTTGGTATTACCATCATCATCTGTAAAGTCATTCTCACGACTAATGTAAACGACGTTGATTGGTAATGCCTTGAGATCCATTACCAGACTTTGAAGCACAGTATTGAACAATGCATATCCTCGGCCATACCCCATGTCTGCTAACGATTCGACCCCCGCTTTTAGGCAAATTGCCTGTTCAATCAGCTGGCAGACGTCATCGATAACATCCAGCGTCACAGTCTCGTACGTGTTTTTGGTAGTTCCTAACTCCAAGATCACTTCTTGAAGCTGGTCAATGACACTACTCTTCAAGCTGCCATCAGGGTTGCGCACGTTTCGTAATTGAATGCTTGGACGTGTTCCCATGGCGCTATTTCCATCAGTATTCAAGACTAATACATTTGGGAAATGTTCAGCTAGGTAACTCTTACCGCTCATCGTGGCGCCCCAGATAAAGAAGTTTCGTGGGGTTCCAGCGGGCTTATGGGGTTCATTCTTTGGTAAAATACTCACTTTCTAATCAATCCTTTCATCTTGGCTTGGAAGTATGCCCAACCCGGTTTAAAATTATGCAGTTTTGCGTATGCCTTAATCTCCGCGTACGTGGTTAACTCACTCGGCGACTTATCAGCTACTGCTTTAGCAGCATTGTTCTCTGCAATCTCTTTGGCTAATGCCAACCGCTTGTTAGCTTCAATCTTTTTAAGCTTGATAGATTCATCGGTCTCAATAACCTTTTCTTCGCCTAGGTCGGCCCCGCAGAACGGGCAGCTTTCGCCCTTGCGGTAAAAGGTTGCGAAGCACTCCGGACAAACCGAAACTGACTTGATAGGTGTCCCGTTGCTACTCTTTGAATGTTTGTCCCGACCACCAAGAATCCATTGCCGGTCTATGGTTGGTAAACCGAATCGCTCAACGTTGTTAACGTGATCAATAATGATGGCCCGCTTACCTTCACGCGGATTCATTGATCGCATGGCAAACTGCAAGTAAAGTGATAGTGACTGTGTTGGCCGTAGCATGATTACACAATCAACATTGGGTAGGTCTAACCCTTCCGTGAATAACTCCGCATTGGTGACCACTTGAATCTTGCCAGCACGATAATCAGATACAATCCGCTTTCGAGTCGCCCTATCTGTCTTACCTGATACTGCCCGAGCAGTTATCCCAGCTTGTTTGAACGCATCCGCCAGTCGTTCGGCGCTCGCAACGTTGTAAGCATAGGCAATAGCCTGCTTACCGGGGGCCAGTTTCAAGTAATGGCGAACCGCGTTGCCATAGATTTTTGGCTTAACGGCCTGATCAATACTTTTTTCGTCAAACTCGCCATTACGCTTAGTTTTAAGCTGTGTTACATCAATTTCTGACGGGGCATAGTAGTCGACCGGTGCAAGGAAACCTTGTGTAATCAATTCACTAATTGGTTTGCCTAGTACAATGTCATCAGCAATTACGTTCAGTCCTTTGCCATCCATACGCCATGGTGTCGCAGTGAATAGCAATTTAAGCGCGTCAGGGAACGCTTGAATTATTCTCTGGTAGGACTTCGACAGTGCATGATGAGCTTCATCAATCATGATGATGGCTGGTTTATTTAACTCATCAATATGCCGGGTAATGGTCTGAACCATACCCATCTTGCAAAGGGACATGTTAACGTCGTCTTGTTTAAACGTACTCTCGGCTTGTTCCAGTATTTCTCGGCGGTGAACGATAAATAGTACCTGGTTACCTTTAGCAGTCGCTCTGCGTGCAATATCGGCCATGATTACAGTCTTTCCAGTTCTTGGTGGCGATTGAACTACGATTGAATGATGACCGTGAATGGTTGAGTTATAGACCGCGTCAACTGATTCTTGCTGGTAATCTCTTAGCTGGAACATTACTTAATAACTGCCTTCCGATTCGGTTCCAGATGGGCGCCGGGCACGTTCTTGCCAGCTGATAACGCTTTGTAGATTGCCGTTTTGTCTGGCTGGTATTCATGAACTTCTTTAACGTAGTCAGCTGTGAGTTTATCCGGTTCACTCACCACGGTGGACGCACGATAATTTCGAACTGAAACAATGTGTTGGTCCGTGGTTAATTTCTTAATTTCGGCTTGATCAAGCGTGTCCGCGACGTAATGGTTTAGCCGGCCGTTCAAGTTCTTTAAACGTTGCTTTTCTTCACGGAACGATTTCATTTTTTTATCCAAGAAATCAATATTCGCCTGGTTTTCATCAATCCAGCTAGCAATGTTATCGATCTTCACATTCATTGAATCCGTCAATGCATCGAGCGTATCAACAACAGTGTCTGGGTCCAGGTCATCACGGTTGGTTAAGTCGCGATAGTTTGTCGCCATTTCGTATAAGTTCATTCTTCATCATCTCCAATCACACCTAATTCAATTAATTCTTCCTTAGTAGACCGCTCATCATCTTCCGGAGGCTCTAGCCATTCATCATATCCTGGTATCACTTTATTCACGCACCTTTTCTTGAACACCAATTTTATCTAATACCGCTTCAGGGCTTAGCACACCCATTAGCCATGCTAGAAACTGGGTCGAGTCTTCATAGAAGTACCGATATCCAAGACACTCACAGTAAGCCATACCTGGACTAATTGTTTTCTGGTTGAATGTCCGCATGGTCTTCACCTCGTAAATGATCCAATGCCGTTTGCCGTGCCAAGCTCTTGTAATGTTGCCACTGTTTGAACCGGTAAGTAGCTAAACATACATACCCAGCTGGTGTCTTCATTAACTTTCGATACCAATGCTTTGCTTGTGATTTGTAATTATTCATGTGTAAATGTCCCTTTCAGTTGTTGCCATAGGTTCGCCCGTGGTGTACCATAAACCTGTAAAATTATTTGATTATTCTTTAACCTTGTCCCTGTCACTGGTTGCGCCCGGTTACGGGGATTTTGTTTTGCTTGCCATTCTTCAAACGGCTTATTATTAACCTTCCTCACTTGCATCTTCCTCGCTATCATTCACAAAGTATTTACCATAATATTTTAGAAACCAGGCTTTCTTTGCCTCTAAAGACTTCACTTCGGCCGTCTTTGATTCAATTTGCTGATTGAGTGAACCTACTACAGTGTCTCGGTCAAAGTCTGCTTCGTACTTGTTTGATGGTAGTAACTCGAAGTCATCACTTTTGGAATTGATATTCACAAAATCAATGGTTGCACCACTGAAGCTATCTTTAAAATAAGCAACTTGAATAGTCGGCAATTCTTTAAAGTTATAAAATCCAAGAATCACACCAGTGTAAATTTCCGATGAACTATACCGCTTGTCCAACAACCGAACATTGTCACCAACTTTAAAAGTGTCAATCCGCTTAGCGGTGTCCATGTCAACCTCGAACTTAACACCATTAATTTCTACAGTCTCTTTACTCATTTTCGTTTCCTCCTTTAAATTCCAAACCAACTAATAATTTCATGCCGCTTAAACCATAATGCTGTTAGCGCCCATGTAATCAGTGCTACTTCAATCATTATTAATTACCTCCAATAAATGGCCCCTCGCATAGACTATTTATAATTCGTGATCTTCGTAATACTCATCGGCAGATTTTTTAGAAATCCGTTGAGTGCCGTCAATAATGGAAACTTTTAGCCCGTCGACAATGAACTTATCTAAAGTCTTGTCACTAACATTCATGTAAATCTGAGCCTCCTGTTTCTTCATCCAATAAGGTAAGGCTTCGCGTTGAGCTATTTGCTTGAACACATCCGTAATTAGACGAGTAAGTTCTTGCTTGATTGGTGCTAAGGACTCACTTGGTAAATTCAATGTGACACCATCCATTACTAATCACCTTCCTCCTCATCAATAATCTGAACATTCTTCATTGCATAACATAAAAACTGTTCAACAATTCTTCTCATCGGGATTCCGGTTTCTTCTTTAATTTCACGAATGGAATCAAGAATTGAGACATCAACGAATATTGGCTTGGTTCCATTATTGCCATTAAGATGTTGTTTTCTTAGAACTAATTTTTCCGTCATCGTTTATTCATCCCCTTCATGTGGTCGAATTTTAAAAGTCTCAATAATCTTCAAAACTAGCTCGTTCGCCGCTGCAGACTTCTTGGTTCCAGCCAATACTTGCGTCATGTACATCTTTCCTACACCAAACGTGGTGGCCAAGCTTGTAATGCTAATTTCACGATCATCAATATACTTCTTGATAAGCTCTCGCCCTGCTAATGTTGTTGGCATTTAATTCATCTCCTTTTAGATGTAAATATGTAAGCCAGTTCAATAACTGTTTAGGATACTTATAATAATGTGCTTGTCTTTTTTTATCCTATAGTGTACAATCAAGTCATAGTTAAATAAGCCATTGCACCGGCGTTTATCGTAAATTAATCGTTAGGGAACGTTTAATTCACCGCGTGTTTGGCACTCTTTTTGATTGCTTGTTTGGTTATTGAATTAGCTTACGGATATTAATATAACCCGATAGTATAATTTTGTCAAACGGTTTTTATACTTTGGGGTAAAGTATTAATCGTTCGTTGTGAAGGATGGTTGATATAACAATGTTTGAACGCGTAAAAGAATTATCGAAAAAACATGGAAAAAGTTTAAAGCAAGTCGCTACTGAACTTGGATTTGGTGAAAACTACTTCTATACCTGGAAGAAAAAATCACCTGGGATAGATAAAGTCCAAAAAGTGGCCAATTACTTTAATGTGTCAATTGATTATTTGCTTGGAAACGAGGTCGAAGCTCCCTCCTGGGCAACTGAGGACGATAAAATCGACCTTGATGAGTGGCTCAAATCAAATGTACCAATGGGTTTCCAAGGCATGGATATGGACGACGAAACAAAAATTAAGGTACGTGCCTTCTTGGAAGGTGTGTTCTGGGAAGATAAACAAAAGCATCGGAATGACGATAATAAAAAGTAGGTGTTGTTGATGAACAGTTATAAACTGTATCTACAAGTTCATCAATTAGCCGATAAATTAGGAACTTTCGATCCTTTTGTCATTGCAGACAGTTTAGGTTATCGTGTTGAATATGCTAGTTTAGGCAACCTCAAAGGGATATGTACGACCGCAAGCAGCGGTGATGTGTACATTGGCTTGTCAGATGAATTGCAAGAAGTACCAGAAAAATATGTGGTCATGGCTCACGAATTGAAGCATGGATTAGATCACACGTCCTGCGCCGCTCTCTACACCATTGGAAATAATTGGGAAGGCAAAATGGAACGTGAAGCTAATTTATTTGCATGTAGTGAACTTACCGCCCTATACAAAGAACAGTATGGCGACCGACCACAAAGCTTTAATGAAATACAAATGGCCTATGGTCTACCAGATAAATTCTACGAATTAATGTTTTAAATAAAAAAATCGCCCCACTGCCGCAAACAGTGAGACGTCGTAACCAATGATATTGATATACAAATATTATTATATCATTGGAGGATATGTAAATGAATGTTAAAAAGATAGCGACACTAGGGGCAGTTTTATTTATCGGAATCGGTCTGGCTGGTTGTGGAAACAATTCTAATAAAAGCTCGTCCCACTCACAGAAAGTATCGGGGCCATTAAAAAAAGTTGGAACATACACAAAAAATAGTGAAACTGGAAAAATTACACTGTTAGCTATTAAAAATTATCATAATAAGGCAATAAACACCAAATCGGCTACTTATTATTTTAAAGAAGCCAAATTATTAAAAATTGAAACAACGAAGAAATCACAACGTGCTAATGATGAAAATAATTTTGGCAAAAAACTTAACAATACTTACTATGAATATCAACTGGGATACTCTCTTAAAAATAATAGTAAAAAGCGTGTTTCTTCAAACGGAGTTGAATTAATCACCCCATCAGGTAACCAGCTTTCATCTAATCACGGAGCAATAGATGAATTGGTCGGCGATAAGATTCAACCAGGCACAAAAAAAACTGGGCTTATACAGGCTATTGCTGGAAAAGAGGACATCAAGAAAATGAATCAGTATAAGTTTGTCTCTGCTGAACTAATCGAAGATAGTGGGAATTACTATGCCATTGATAATCAAACTACAATCAACTTCAACAAATAACTTTATTCATGATAGTCGTAACCGGTCTAACTATTACATCTAAGTAATTAAAGAACCATATCCCCTCAACCGACCAAAGTTGGGGATATGGATTATGCGAGCATAGTTCAACGGTAGAACAAAGCCCAAGTCTTGAAGCCCATTCTTTCTTAGGCTGATATGCAGGTTCGACTCCTGCCGCTCGCGTAAAAAAACGAAAGAAGGCATACTTATGAACAAAGATATTTCGAAATACGAACTAATAGAAAATATTGCTAGTGACTTAACAACCTTTGTAAGATCGAACGCCATTCTCCATCTATCAAAGGATAGCTATTCTAGCAATGAATATAATCGTATGTTAGAAGGACTGAAACATGACTTAATTATGCGCCTGGAACAAAAATAGCTGCTTGTTCACCTCTCAAATCCAATGTTAAAGCTGTGCGACAAATATTTTGTCTCAGCCTTACTTCTAATAGTTTCCATCTCACATACTTGCACTATTGATTACCCAATGGAGGCCACCATTCATGGAAAAGATTATCCCAATAGAATTGACTTTAAACAGAACAATCAGGAAAACTTATCCAGACCGTAGTTTTTGGAAATATATTATTTATGAAGACCCAGCACAAGCAAATTCTTACAGAGCCCACTTATCATTTCATAGTATTAATGGAAATAATCAAATTAATCATTATGAAGTCATTTTCAATAAAAATTCCAACTTATCTGAGTTATTCAAAATTGATGAAAATTATTTCAGGCTAAAGTTCAAAAAAGCCTGATCCTTTAAATAAAAATGATAATGTTTTATTTTGCCTACATGTAAATCCGACATCTGTCACGTGTTTTGCCGTTAGAATACATTGAAGGGGGTCTTAAAAATGAAGAATGGTAACGTAATACTTGTTGCAATCGATAATTCTGCTAGTGCCTTCAAGGTGACCGATTACGCCATAAAAATTGCTAATGCACTCCATAAATCATTGTACTTTATTCATGTTATTAATGAATCAACGCCTAAAATCCAACGTAATCAACAAGATTCCGTGGAAGGGCCAACTATTCAAAGCCTTTCAGAATTTTACCTAAAAGAATGTACAAAAATTGCTATCAATAATGATGTTGACCATGCCTTTCATTCAATAATCTATGGAGTAACCAAAAGAAAATTAGTTGCCATGTCTAACACTAAAAATGTTGCTTTTACAATCATTGGCGCTACAGGATACGATGATCTTTACCATAATAGAATTGGGCATATTGCACAGTATGTCTCATCATGGTCTAAAAGTACGGTTACTATCGTAAGATGATTATTTAACACATCCCTATGTTCAGAATCAACTAAGATCTTACAATCAGTTAATCTGGAATCGTTAAGCCCCCCGCACATGTGAGCTACAGAAAAACAAGAGGAAGTGTCGAATTGTCAAATGAAGATTATGGTTTTGTATATGCTTTGGAGAACAAGTCTTTTCCTGGATATATAAAAGTTGGTCAAACTAAAAATTTAAAGCAACGGCTTTTGCAATTTAACAACACGGGTATTCCAGATGGAAAGCCTACTTTACTACTATTTGCTGCCTTTCTAAACAACTATAAGAAAGCAGAACGCATCTTGCATAGATCTTTATCCGACAAACGTGAAAGTAGTTCTAAAGAATTTTTCAAAGCCACATATAACCAAGTAAAAGCCGAATTTGAGCTACTGATTTTTAATGATTCGAATGCTGAATTAATCCGACCAGAAAAGTATAATTCATTAATCACTGGGAAAACATATATTGTATCCAAGCGCAAAATAGGATCAAGGCCAAACAGAACATTCCAATATCTCAGTATCCCCGCTGGCGCGCAACTAACGTTTAAAGAAGACTCAAGTATCAAAGTTACTGTGATTGATAAGAAAAATCATGTTCTATGTTGCTGTGGGAAAGAACATACTTTGTCGAGAGCTGCTATTTGCTGCTATGATTTTTTCCATAATGTCCCTATCGAACAGCAAGGTAAGGATCGGAATGGCTTTGCGTGGTTTAAATACGAAAACACTATCATTTCAGACATCAAGCCAATGGTTAATCAGGAATTAGAGTAGTAAAAAAGCACATCCCCCAACCGTCCAAAGTTTGGGATGTGCTTGCGTCAGAATACATTAGTTATGTACTCCTTTTATATACTCTATTTTACTGAAAGGTGGTGTTGCGTGCAATATTTTTTCCAATAATTTGGCCCCTCGCATAGTCAATATGGAGGAAAAAATAAAATGAAAATTACACATAAAATGATTGGTAGTAAACGTGTGTATGACGTTCGTGGCTACCTTGGAAAGTATACTGATATTAACGGTAACACCAAAACTAAAACCTATCACCATGGGGGTTTTAGTAGTAGTAAGGCTGCTAAGTTAGCATTTGATCGTGCCAAAGTTGAATTTGATCATCGTAAAAACAATCCGGCTGCTATTATGGATAATCCTACTTTCGATGAAGTTTACGAAGTATGGCTAAAGACTTACAAGCTAGGCGTAAAAGAGAGTACTTTGAATCGCGTTGAGGGCATCTTTAAGCACCATATAACGCCTTCTTTCGGTGGCATGAGGATTATAATACGATTACATGGCAAAAGTGCCAAGAAGAAGCTTTAAAGTGGCGTGAGAGCGTTAAGCAATTCAATAAGCTAGCCCAATATGCAGCACTAGTTTTCCGGACAGCTCAAAAAATGGGTGTTATTACTAATAACCCAATGAAATTAGTTGACGTTCCAAAAGTTTCCGTTGACTATTCAAAGGATAAAGCAGCTGATAATTTTTGGACTGCTGAGCAATTGGCTACATTTCTATCAGTTGTCGATGCTACCGACGGACACAGAACACAACCACGGTATGACCGTAGTGCACTGTTTTATTTACTTGCTACTACAGGTATGCGGAAAGGTGAAGCACTTGCGTTAACATGGTCTGATATTGATTTGAAGAATGGGCTGGTAACTATTAATAAAACTATCTCCCGTTCAATTGATAACCACCAGATAATATCAACGCCTAAAACCAGAAATGCCTATCGAACGCTCTCGCTTGATCGATCAACTGTCGACCGACTTAAACAGTATCGCAAGTCGTTAGTAGTCATCCCACGAGCGAAAGACCTTATCTTTACCAACAAGAAAGGCCAAATCATGTCAGTGATGACACCCAACCATTGGCTCGAGGCCTTGATAGGTGAAACGGACTTACCCACAATCACAGTCCACGGGTTACGTCACACATTTGCATCAATTCAAGTTGCAAATAATATCAACGTCAAAGCACTACAAATGCAAATGGGTCATAGTGATATTAAAATTACGCTCAATATTTATGCTCATCTATCCCAACAGGAACTGTCTGCACAGGTCTACGATATGAGTAAAATACTGGCTCAATAA